GCTGCAACATCATAAAATTATTTTATCCCATTTTCTACCTAAATAAGGTAGTCCGGATACCAAAGATTTTAATTTTTTTAAATTATCTTTATTTTGTGTATAAAATCTAACGTATTTACCACCCTTAGTGTAAACAACATTACTTTTTATAGAATATTTTTTTTCTAAATATTCGGAGAAATAAATCATAACACCATACCAGCTTGAATGTAGTTCAATAGTACAAGATTTATGTTTATTATTATATCTGATGTGACCATCACCATCAATAAAACCAATTATAAACTCAGTAAAATATGGTTCAAAAATATCGTAATTTATACCGGAATATGTTTTTGGTATATCCTTAATATTTAGTATGTTTAACCATTTTTCACAAAATTTTCTATTACCAGTTCTAATACTAACCATATTAGTTTTAGTGTGATGTATTTTAGTTTTCAGTAATATAGATAATTTTTCAAGGTGACTTATATCATCTTTATGTATTGATAATACAAAATCATTACGATTAATATGACCATCCGCCATAATAAATCCCCACCAATAAACCGATTTCGGTGTTAGAGTATCTAAATAATCTAAACAACCTCTTCTAGCTCTATTTGTTTCACTCTTTAATGATAATTGCCTAGCCTTCCCCATTATTTTACTATAAGTCCTACCAGGGAATGTTATTAATAATTTATCCATATCATAGTGAGACCAAGCGTCTTTTAACTTACTAACCTCATCATCTGTCCAAGCATCTCTGTTATCATATTTCAACTTTAACTTTTTAGCTTTAGACTTTACCGATATTTCATTTCTCCCAATAAATAAAGAACATTTACTACCCATCTCAGGGTATTTTTCTTTTAAAATCTTTATTTCCTCTTCACTCCAATTTTTTCTACTTAGATTACTTTCCATATAATATAAATAGTTGGTTTTAGTGTAAAAGTATCCTTTTAAAGATAAAAAACTTTACGATGGACTATATCTTCACCTTAACTAAGGGCTGGACGCTTTTTCATATTTGTTTATTTATTATCCAAATACTACTTCCTGTTATTAAGAACTATCGCTAATTCTCAGGTAGTCTCTGAACCTTCCTACTCCGTAGGCTTGGCTGCTGATTATTCGTTTCCGACCTTCCAGCAATTCATCCAGTGTTCATCTACTACTTACGCAATAGCGGGGCTTGCTATCATATTCTGTTTAAGAAACCCTAATGTGTCGCGAGTATTATATTGGTAAGTGAATGAACCAACCCCTAATACAATATTGGTTGATGCAAATCCTTTTGCTTCCAATCTTTCATAGATTTCCAATTGACGTTCTAAAGTAATTGAATCGCCATAGATTGCTCCGATATGTGAATCCAATACTTTGTATCCTTGTTCATTGATTGTTCCACCAAAGATATTCCAAAGTAATTCAACTACACCTTCATACTCACCTTTATTACCAAAAGTTGTATTTAACCAATTTTCTTTGAATTCTTCACTTTTAGTATTTAATCCACAAATAATATCTACCGGATCTCCACTATCAGGTCTAATTACCAATTTACCATTACGAGCCATAATCGCCAATTTATTTTCAGGTAAGTATTTGGTGATTAATTGCCACAAATCAAATGTATCTGATACAATTGAAAGAATACCATCAGGGAATTCAACTAACCAATCAGCAATCATCTGAGATTCACCAACCGTAAAAATCTTTGTGGTTGATACTGAATGCTCTGAAGCATTTACCGAATTGATACATACCTCATCTTTTGATTCGTCATAGAAATAACGAGCTCCAGGGATAACAATTAAGGTATCACTACCTCTGAATGACATTGCGTGTCCTAATCCACTTGATAACATATCAAAAGGTGATAAACCTCTTGCTGAGAAATCGTGACATAAGAAAGGAATTAACCAAGCGTTTGCTGGATCTGTTTTAGCCACCCATTTAGCAACATTTCTACGATATTGTAGTGCGATTGTGGCGGATGTAGATGTTTTCCAAGCCAAACTTGAAATGACTGTTTCAAGGTAAAGTGTAAGCCAAGCAAATCCATCAATAGTATTGATAAATGTCATATGTGGAATGTTTGGAAGAGTTTCAACACCTTCAGGTAAGGCTTTAACTCTAATAGGTAGATAACCTAAATCGTGTAATGCTTCAAAATGAGACCCATCATAATCCATTCCAAGATATTTTGACATATCTGTTTGAAATTGGGTTGCAACATCTTTTGGTTGATTGAAGAAGTTTTCTTGGAACTCATCATGCAACCAACGCATTGTAAGTTGGTGTCCAACTGATAAGATTTTTTTAACACCTTTAGGTGCGTATTTAAGGGAACGAGGAATCCAAGTTCCGTATAACTTAGCAGTTCCTTTTGCTAACATTTTTCTGTGCCCAACTTTGTAGCCGTCAGCGTAAAATAATGTGATTGGTTTAAACATAATTTTTATTTTTAAATTGTTTTACAAATATATTTCTTAATTTTTACTTATCCAAATTTTTTTTAAAAATCGTACATTGGGGTATTTTTCGAACCCCTGATTTTATACATAGCGAATTGTAACGTATTTAACGCTTCATTTAAACCCGCTCTATCATCAAGGTATATATTCGCATATATTTTTCCGTGATGTCCGTAAGGTAAATGAATTGGATTTTCATTAATTGAGTCAATTGACAAACCTTTAGTTTTACAATATTCCCTAATCTCATCGTGTCTATCGGGAGCACTACAAGTGAAAATTGCTATATAAGCACCTGTTTCTTTCGCTATTTTTAACACATCAATAACTTTCTCAATGTCTTTAGCATTGTCAATTGTGTGATATGGGAATATGGTTGAATCATAATCAACCGCTATTACTATTTTACCATGCTCACGCCATTCTTTTTCCAATCTATCCAAATATGGAGTAGATTCAGGATTTTTATCAAAATATTCTTTCATTTTTTTATTTAAAATCTATAAAACCATTACTTCTTAACTCAATTGAGTAATCTAATAAGTTTCCGTTAATTTCATACCACAAAGATAATAATGTTAGTTGAATATTCCTAATTCTTTATAATCAAATACCTTAATATTTGATAAATCGTATGAATCATATTTTGTATTCACACAATAGATTTTCTCATATAAACCCTCAAGTTCTTTATTTGGGTTTTGAACGGTAATATGACTTACAGCCAAATATAACTTACCAACATTCTTTTCTTTTAACAACTTAGCCAACCCAACAAAGGTACCACCAAAAACAGATAGGTCGTCAAGAATAAGAATATCCCTACCTTCAAAGTCTTGTCTGTCAATCACCTGAGTAAGTCTATGTGTTTCCAAATCTCTTGATTTATTAGCACCATATACTTCACCTGGAAATTCAATAACGTCAGCCAATTTATTAATCCATTTATATGAGCCAGCGTCTGTTGATAATAATATTGGGGTTGTTCCGATATCTTCAAGAACTTTAATGATAAACTTTGAGTTATCAATGGCTTTGAATTTATTGATTGCTATTTGAGATACGTCAGAATGTGGGTGATAAACATTAACCCTTTTAAAATTACAAGAGTTAATGAAATCAGATACTAATTTAAGTTCAAACGATTCATTCTCGTGGAATCTTCTATCGTGTTGTTGTTGAAACAAGCATGGGATATTTAATACCACATCTTCAACACCATTATAATCACAAACTTCTTTTAATGACTTAATGAAGAATAAATCTTCGTAAGTATTAATTCTTTCGGTAATAACAGGATTACTAAAATCAGTAACCTTAGCATATACACCACCATCTGGGTATCTTACTTTTTCGTATCGCATCTTATTTATAATTTTTTAATTCTCTTTTTGTATCTCTTTCAATGTCTTTAGATTTAATGACATCTTTTTTATCGTATGTTTTACGACCTTTACCAACCCCAATTACAATTTTAACCAATCCTTTAACAAAGATTAGTTCCAATGGAATAAGAGCGTAACCTTTAACAACAAACTTATTTCTAATTTTATTGATTTCCTTTGAGTTTAATAATAATACTTTATCTCTTGTTTCTTCAGGTGAGAATTGATTATTTTTATTAACATATAACCCTTTAAGGATTATTGAATTGGATGTAATCACACAGAAAGGATCGGTAAAATTACATTTACCATTACGAATGGATTTAACCTCATCTCCTTTAAGGATAACACCAGCGGTGTATTGTTCTTCAATGGTGTAATTATAAAACGCTTTCCTGTTTTTCATTCCACAAATATATTATTTATTTTTAACATCACCAAATTTTATTTTTCGTGGAAGCAATAAGTTACCCTACCTTCACTAAATGGTTTATATAACTCAACCTGTTTTTTAGCGAACTCATCCTTAACGTCTTTTGATACATCACTTGAAAAAGGACAATCCATAGCCCAATTATTACCAAATCTACCCATTTTGGGATTACCAGTATCGGAAATTATTAATAAAACCTGATTAATTTGTTTCGTTTTCTTCACCCTACAAAAATATAGAACAATTACCTATTTTCCAAAATATTTATCATATTTTCTATAATACCTTGATGTTCAGTTATGTCTTTCAACTTAATTGTTCCAACTGATAATCTAAACCAACCTTTATTTTCAGTTGAACCGAAGTATTCAAATGGAACTAACCCAACTTTACATTCATCAATCAAGAAATCTAACATTCCCTCTAAACTATTAAACTTATCCATATAATCCAAATAAACTGATATATAGATAGCACCATCAGGTTTTTTATAATCAACCTTACAACCATTAGATTTCATTTTTTCCAATACATCACAAATACTATCACATATTTGTCCAAATGTATTATT